AGCAATCCCGCCTATATTTAATTCAATAAAAAAAATTAAAAGGAATTATGAGCTTATATAAAAATATAAACGCAAGAAAAAAAGCAGGAACATCAAGATCAAAAAAGAAAAGCACAATATCAGCTAAAGCATATAAAAATATGAAAGCTGGTTTTCCAAATAAAAAGAGATAATTAAATGGCATCAGTAGTACAAATTTGTAATTCAGCATTAAGCCAGTTAGGCGCATCATCTATAACTGCGCTTACAGATAACTCAAAAAATGCAAGACTATGTAATGAAAGATATGAGACAGTAAGAGATGCAGTTTATAGATCACATCCCTGGAATTGTTTAATTAAAAGAATTACTTTAGCTCCAGACGCAACAGATCCTGATTGGGGTTTTACAAAATCATTTACATTACCTAGCGATTGCTTAAGAGTTTTAGGCATTGATGCTTACGATACAAATTATAAAATTGAAGGAAGAAAAATTTTATCAACGGAGTCTGCTATTAAATTAGTTTATATATCAAGGGTAACTGATCCTAATGAAATGGATGTTTTATTAAGAGAAACAATATCAGCAGCTCTTGCAGCAGATATGGGCTTTGCAATTACAGCAAATTTACAAACAGCAAAATTATTTAACGAAAAATATGTAGCTAAACTTTCTGAGGCTCGACATACAGACGCTAGCGAAGGTTACAACACAGATCAATCACTTGGACCAACAGATCAAATTCAAGCTGATGAATTTATAAACAGCAGGTATTAATGCCAAAACAACTTATAGCAGTTCCTAGCTTTACCGCTGGGGAGCTTTCCTCTCGTATGCAGGGAAGAACAGATTTTCAGAAATACTTTAACGGGTGTACTCGATTAGAAAATTTTGTTGTATTACCACATGGACCCGTAACAAGACGACCAGGCACTTATCATGTTTCTAGTATTAAAACAAATACTGCTAAAACAAGATTAATACCTTTTGAATTTTCTACCGAACAAACTTATTGTTTAGAAGTTGGAAATCAGTACATAAGATTTTTTAAAGATAATGGTCAAATAACTTCTGGTGGATCTGCTTATGAAATTTCTACACCTTATTTAACAGCAGAATTATTTGATATTAAATTCGCACAGAGTGCTGATGTTATGTATCTTACACATAAAAATCACGCTCCTAGAAAATTATCAAGAACTGGTCATACATCCTGGACTCTTACCGAAGTTACATTTACTGATGGACCATATTTAGATGCTAACACTTCAACAACAACATTAACTCCTGGAGCAACTGCAGTAGGCACTGGAGTAAGTTTAACTGCATCAAGCTCTACTTTTGTAAGTACAGATGTTGGAAGATTTGTAAGCCTTTCAAATGGTCATGGTAAAATTACAGGATATACTTCTGCAACTGTTGTAACTATAGAAATTTTAGATGCTTTCGATAATACTAACGCAGTAGAAGATTGGAAGTTAGGAGCCTGGAGTGAAACAACTGGTTATCCTGGTTGCGTATCATTTTTTGAACAAAGATTAGTTTTTGCATCAACAACTAATAATCCTCAGACTTTATATTTTTCTAAATCTGGTGATTATGAAAATATGACTAGCGGTACAAATGCTAGTGATGCTATGATTTATACAATCGCGTCAAATCAAGTTAATGTTATTCAAGCTCTTAAAGCTACAAGAACATTAATTGTTATGACAACAGGTGGTGAATATTCTGTAAGCTCAGGTTCAGCTCAGGATGCAATAACACCTACTAATATAAATATTCGAAAGCAATCGAATTACGGAAGTGCTGGAGTAGATGCACTATCGATTGGTAACGCTACAATCTTTCTTCAAAGAGCGAAGAGAAAGATAAGAGAGCTAGCATATAATTTCGATTCAGATGGTTATCAGGCTCCAGACATGACTATCTTATCGGAACATATAACGGAATCTGGCGTTACTCAAATGGATTATCAGCAGGAGCCTTATTCCATAGTATGGTGTGTAAGAACCGATGGAGTGCTAGCAGGTCTTACATACAATCGATTAGAGCAAGTAACAGCTTGGCATCGTCATATATTTGGCGGTAAATCTGATACAGGTAAAACTATCAAACAACAGCAGATTAGTTTTACTTCTAACTCAACTAATGTGAATACTACTAATAATACAATCACATTATCAAGCCATGGCTTAGCCACTGGTGATGCTGTTTATTATTATGCAGCAAGTAATGCTATTGGTGGATTAAATAACTCTAGTCTTTATTTTGTTATATCTGTAGATGCTAATACAATTAAATTAGCAACAACAGCTACTAGAGCAAATGCAGGTACAGCTATCAGCTTAACCTCAGCTCCTGGTTCAGATACAACACAAAAAATATTCCAGGGTATTAATATTCATACAGATATAATTTATTCAGCTAATCATGGTTTTAAAACTGGAGATGTAGTTTATTATGATAATACAGGAACAAGCATTACTGGATTAGCAGAAAATACAAAATATTTTATTGGTAAAGTCGATGACAATCAATTTCAACTTTACACTAAAGAAGATTTATTAACTGAGGTAAATATGACAGCAGCTCATACCTCAGAGCAAACAGATAAAATTTTAACACATTCTAAAGTAGAAAGTGTTGCAATTATTTCTGGAGACGAAGAAGATCAAGTATGGGTTATAGTTCAAAGATATATTAATGGTTCTACTGTAAGATTTGTAGAATATTTTACCCCTTTTGAATTTAATGGAGATCTAACAGCTTTTCATTTTTTAGACTCAGGATTATCTTACAATGGAGATCCAACAACATCTATTAGCGGACTTACTCATTTAGAAGGTGAGAGTGTTTCTGTTATAGGAGAGGGAGCTGCACAAAATAATAAAACTGTAAGCTCTGGAGCTATAACTTTAGATAATGCTGCAGAAGAGGCTACAGTAGGATTACTTTATACTTCAGATCTTCAAACAATGAGATTAGACGAAGGCTATCAAGAAACAACACAGACTAAGGTAAAAAGAATTTACGATTTATCTGTAAGGTTTCATCAGACAGTTGGAGCAAGTGTTGGACCCAATGCTGATACTTTAACTGCAATAGATTTTAGAGATAGTTCTTCTTCAATGGATTTACCCGTACCATTATTTACTGGAGATAAACATATAGAATTTGATGCAGATTATGGTACAGAAGGATTAGTATATATAAAACAACCACAGGCGCTGCCAATGACAATCTTAGGTATTTACCCAAGATTAGAAACTGAAAGTGTCTAAAATAGAGATTGTACCTTTTAAAAGTGAACATGCAAAACAAATCCTAGATAAAGGATTAAATGATGTTGCACTTGAACTTCGACCCGAACACAAAAAGTATGTGGTCGAAATTGAAGATATTGGTATGTCGTTTACAGGGTTACTCAATAATCAACCTATAGCGGCAGGAGGTATCTGTTATCTCTGGGATGGCGTTGCCGAGGGGTGGGTCTTGGCATCGAGGGATATATTCAAATATCCGATTTTTTGTGCTAAAACGATTAAACGAAGAACAGATCTTTTAGCAATTAATAATAAAATTAACAGGATTCAAACTGCTGTAAAAAGCGATTGTGATCGAGCAATCCGCTTTGCAGAGTGGTTAGGATTCAAACGAGAAGGTTTAATGAAAAAATATGGTCCAGGTGGAACAGATCATTACTTATACGCAAAGGTTTATTAATGTCATTTATTAGTATTTTACAGGGTGGAAAAGCAGCAAAGAAATTAGGAGACTATAACAATTCTCTTTACAACAGAGATGCTGATATACAAAGGCAAGAAAAAGATAATGCCTGGAAGTTTTATGAAACTTTTGAAAAACCAAAATTTAAAAAAACATCAGAAGAAATTAAAGATTCGTTAGAAGTATCTTATCTAAAAAGTGGAGTTATTATGGAAGGTACTCCTATTTTAACTTTTGTAGATCAAGACTATGAATTAGATACTGATGCAGAAATATTAAAACATAACGCGATGACAGCTAAGTCAAGATCTGAAAACGCAGCATTAATGTCAGAGGCTAAAGGTATGTTAGCCTCATGGGAAGGTAAGCTCAAAAAGAGACAGAGCTACTACGATGCTGGTCAATCATTACTTAACAATGCGGCTACGATATATGGAATGACAAAATAATGACTATAAAACTTTACAGATCACAGGCTCAAGTAGATACAAAAACAACAAATGTATCAGCATCTCAACTTGCTATCTCACCAAGCTCAATCTATTCATCAACAGCTAAATCAGCAGCAGGAGCTGCAGACGCAGCAGTTAATTTATGGGCAGTAGTTAAAAAAACTAAAGATGGTAATAAAGCAGCATCTATTACAGCAGGTTTAGAAAGTAAAATGGGAGAGATGTCTCTTAATTTTGACAGATCTAGCAATATTAATGATTTAAATACATTTAATTTTAGTACAAAAATGATGAAAGATCAGGCTTTACTAAAAGAAAACAAAAATGTTTCAAGGCAAGTTAATTCCTGGTTTAATTCCAAACAATCTTCTATGGCACTAGATGTCAAGAAAAACATTACAACAAATATTATTGATGAAAAAATTGCAAGAGACGATATAGATTTAAATAAACACCAACAGATTATAGCAACCTCAACAAACAGAAGTGAAGTTAATGCCTCTTTAAATTGGATTAACACTTATTTTAGCAGCGAAGAAAATAAATTATATTACAAACCTGCTGCATGGCTTAAAAAGCAAGAAGAAAACAATCAAAAGATTCAAGAAAATAGAGGTATTGCCTTAGCTAGTAATGATCCCAAATCCATTATTGATAATCCTAAAGAAACTTTAAAAAATATTACAGACACTAAAGCAGCTGAGTATGTATTAGAGAGAGCTTACGAAAACCATGCTAATAATATTGAGGCAGAGATAAAAGATCAAGAGATTATAGATGCTAAAAACCTTGACGATCAAGCTCACAATTTTGCTGAGATTGCAGTAAGAATAAAAGACTTTCACGAAAATTCAAACAATAAAGATTTTTCAGATAAATTAATTAATTATAAAGATATTAAAAGAGCTTACGTTAATAATGATATTGATGAAACTATGTATCATAAGCTTATTGATTATAGAGCTGGCACAGTTCAATTAGATGATGAAAGATTAATTACAGATATTAATGAAGAAATTTTAACTTCAGATTCACCAATAGAATTACAAGCTCTTTCCAAAAGAGTACAAGTTAAAGAGTCAGATCTTACTTTTTTAAACTTATCTGCTGATGCTACAGGCAAAGCTTTAGCTAAGATTAATAAACTTAAAAAAGACAGCATGCTTTACAGAGAATATAAAACTAACTACTCAACACTAAAAGGAATTTTCCTTGTCAGTGAAAGTTACACAATGGAAGTAGGGGAAGATGCAAGAACTGTAAAATCTATAGGCGCTCAAGCTATAGATTATTATGATAAATTAGTTATGAATCAAGGTGTTAATAGTGAAGATGCTTTATTTCAAACAATAGCCAAGTTTAATCCAGGCGCAGCTCTACCTAATATGTCAATCTTTCCTTTACCTGCTTTCCAGGAAGAATCGAATTGGTCATTTTTAATTAAAGATGCTGGAGGATCTCAATATTTTATAGATACAAAAACTAAAATGGCTCAGCTTTACAAAAAAGGAACTTTAAATCACGAACAATTTTTATTTGAAATGGATAACCTTAATAAAGCTCAAGAGTTATATAATATGAGGGTTAGATACGCTGCAGCAGCTTTACCTTTAGAAGATAGAATTAATTTTGCTGCAGGGGATAAAGCAGATTCTATTTCATCTGTTTATAATAAACTTATAAAGAAAAAATAATGGAACTAAACGTAACTGAAAGCTTAGAAAAAAGTATATTAAAACCAATATACGATCATGAAAACGGGATTAACTCTGAGGCATTTAAAAAGGCTGATGAGCTTGGAGCTGATACAGGTAAGTTCTATTCTAAGTATGATGATAAACAATTAGATATAGAGACACCTTTACCTTTTCATACTGAAGTAGAAAGCAAAGTAGCTAGTAAGGCTGCCGAACTAGGTAAAGATTTTTTTGTAGAACACTTACCTAATTTT